ACTTAATACAATAGTTGCTAGAAAGTCAATAATTATTATTGTCATAATGATTATTTATTTTTTCGAGTATTGATAAAATAACAGAAAAAATGATATTCATGGTTAATTAGCACAACTAGAACAGCTATCTTTAAAGTTATCCTTCTGAACAGTCCGTACATAATAGACTGCTTTACATTCTGATTCCCACGCTAAAACTAGAGTTTCGTAAATTTCTTTAACTGTTAATACGCGGTTAGGTTCGTCAGGAAAATAAACACCCTGATTAAGATTGAATAGTAATTCCATAGAAATCCCTGTATCAATCCATTTTTGCATTTCAGCAATCGCTTGAACGACAATCTTTTGATCAAGATTTTGATTCTCTTGGTAATACCAAAAGAAATCCTTAATAAAAGGAGGGCAATTAGGGATAGCACCCTTTGAGTTCTTTTCTGTAAATACCCGCTTAAAAACGGGCAAAACACTGGCAGTGCAACCTTGAATTAAGGAAGAAGTAGTGTTGGGAGCTACAGCAGTAATATGGGAATTTCTAATGCCAAATTGTTGAATACTTTTGGCTAATTGATGCCAATTATAGGTATTATCAGAATTTACGTTGAACCATTCTAATGGTTTAGCCCCTAGTAATTTACCCTGACTCCATTCACTGCTGGAAAAAGCTTGATAAGCACCGCGTTCTTTAGCCAATCTCATCGAAGCGTGAGTACAATAATAGCTAATTCTTTCAAATAAATCATTGATAGATTTAAAGTCTTTATAAAATAATTTTTGTTTAGCTAACCAGTCAGCTAATCCCATAACCCCAACTCCAATAGTGCGATAACGGTCATTATGTGTTTTGGCTTCACCAATCGGGGGACAAGTCAAGTCGATTGTATTGTCAAGCACTCTAACAGCAAGATGACACATTTCCGCTAAATTAGTAAGAGTGTCAATGTTGGCTAAATTAAGACTAACTAAATTACAGCAATGGGCTGTTTTACCCGGTGTGACATTAGAGAAGCTCTCACAGCACAAATTAACTTGAGGGATGTACCCGTCGTGTTTATTAGGATTAGCCCGATTAATGGTATCTTTGAAGGCAAGATAGGGCATACCTGTCTCGACTTGAGAGCGCATAACATCTTTAAATAACTCCCTAGCGTTAACTTTTCTGTAGAGAGTAATTTCTGTCCCTAGATTATCTTCAATTAATTTGTAAGCATCTTCAAATTTTTCGCCCCATAATTCTGCTAATTCTATCCCTAGTTTTGCCCGAACCTCATAAGGATCAACTAATGTCCACTCAGATTTATCTACTACCCGACGCATAAACTCATCGGGGATAACTAATTGGGGGAAAACATCATAAGCCTTACGTCTTTGATCACCGTTTTCTGTCTGCATTTCTAAAAATTCTGGCACGTCTAGATGCCAAATATCAACCCCAACAGTGACAGCCCCGGCGCGTCTTCCCCCTTGATTGACTGCAATAGCTGTATCGTTGAGTAATTTAATCCAGGGTATAATTCCACCAGAAGCGTTAGCTTTCCCCATAACCGAGCTACCAGTGGCACGGATTCTACTTACATTTACCCCAACACCGCCACCATTCTTAGAGATGCGAGCAGTATTAGTAATCTCGCTAAAAATACTCTCTAGATTGTCTTCCATTGCTACGATGAAGCAACTACTTAAAGAACCATTAGGGGTTCTTAGATTGCCTAAAATTGGAGTAGCTAAAGAGATTTTTCTTTGAGCTATAGCTAAGTAAATTTGAAACGCAATTCTTAATCTATTCTCTGGGTTTTCCTCTACACTCGCAAGCAATAAAGCGCAAGCCAGGAAAGCCTCTTGAGGTAATTCACAATCAAGCAAATACCTTTCTGACAGCATGATTGCACCAGCGTAGTCAAAATCTTTATCGTATTCTGGGTATATCCAATCCCCCGCAATCTTTAAATCGTTTTCGTCATAGATTTCAGTAATTTTTGAATCATAAACACCCCTATCCACTTGCCACTGGACATATTTAGCGTAGTCGGTTCCTTCTAATCTTCTAAAAACCGTACGAGATAAATAACCGCCAAATTCTCTTTTAATCCTTGTATCTTTCCATAATCCCCAGATGTGAAGTCTTCCAGCTACATACTTCCAATCGGTTTCTTCTATACAAAACAATTGTGTGGCAACATTGATTAAATTTTCTTGAATTTCTCTAGTGGTAATCCCATCTCGTAATCGAGAAGTTAATCCTGATTCTAAAGCGAGGGGATTTACTTCTAACCCTTCACACGCCCATTCAACTACTCGTCGAATTTTAGTGATGTCTAAGGGTCGAGTTTCTCCACTTCTTTGAATTACGTTAATCATTTATTTATTCCTACAGATTTTTAAAATTGTGATAGCCTTGTGGAATTTTCTGTAACGTGATCGTCTCACCAAACTTTGCAAGCATTGCGGTTTGGCAATCTTTCACGTCCTCAACTTCGCATTTTTCTGTCAATTTGTTTTCTATCCATCTGGCTGCCTCGATAATCTCAGGATGCCATTGATAAATCCACTGCTTACACTCTTCTACTAAATCGTCCCAATTGGTGCGATTTGACAAATCGTCAGTCATCCATTCTAATACTTCGTATATCTGATCAAAGCCGTTACCTTCGCTTGCGTCTTTTGGTTGTGTTAGTAATCGCCCGCTAGTAATACTTAGAACCGCTAGTGTTGGGAAATCTTTTTTAGTCATTTATTTACTCCTGATTTTTGATTTTATTTCTTGATTTTCAAGCTTATCTAGAAACTGTAAAACTTTTAAAGCATCATACAAAACAACGTGCTTGCCTCGTTTATTAATACACAGGAGTTCTCCAATAGGACCGTGACTTACTAGCAATCGAGTTGATTCTGTTTCTAGAGTGATAGTTTTATGTCCGTTAGCAATCCTATCACAGCAAAATTGCTTTAATTCCTTTAATTCCTTTATTTCCATTTTATTTTAATTAAACACTCCTTTCCATTCGGTTCTTTCCCGTTTACCATGTAATTTAATTTGAAGTAATTACATCTTTGTCGGTTGCCAATTGATTGATATTCTCAGTCTATCGTAAGTTCCAGCTTTTATAAAGCCACACTCTTCTAAATATTCTATTAAAGGTTTAATTCGTGTTCTAGGAAACCCTAGAGTATCAGCTAATTCTGTAATATTAATCATTGTAAATTTGCCGTTATTTTTTTCTTTTATTGACTTTGCAGTAGATATAATGATCTGTCCTTTTATAGCCAAATAAGCTTTTAAGTTGCCATAATATTGTTGTCCTTTTGCTGTCTTTAAAGAGTTAATTATAGCAGTCTCATTGCCGTTAAAACACAGGTTGCAAGGATTAACATAGCAAGGGCATTTATACAGATAAGTGCCGTCGGGAAAGGATTGTCCTTTTGGGATGATTTGTATTGACATTTATTTATCCTGAGTGTAATTTGTTTTTAGTTGAGATGCCCGTTCGATTTCTCTAGCTAGGTAGCCGATATGAAAAGGTTGAATACTGGGACAATCGGCAATTATTTGACGGATTAGCTTCAAAGGATTCTTACCTTCCCAATTTTCCACAAATTCACCGTTAGGGGTTAGCTGACTGACTGTGATATTATTGCCATCTGTTTCTACTAAGAAGTTACCAGCAGGGTCATTGTAGCCTCGAAACTCTTGACTAATAATTGATTGGTATTGATTGTTAATTAACTGTTCGACATTCTCCCAACAGTCATCGTAAATATGGGCTGATTGACTAATAGTAATCAGTGAACCCATTGTTAAATCGTACTCAGATTGACTAGCAATTTCATCTCTGATATGACGCTGTAAAGCCCGTAATCCCATTGCATTAGCCGGCCAAGCGGAAAACATATCATTACTTCTAAAGGTAGCTGTTAAAGACAGTTCATTATCTACTACTCTTACCCAGATGTGATTAAGGCAAGGTGAACCGCCGTGATTATGATCTGAGTCACCCCCTTTTCTTTCTCCTCGCGCGATTGTATTATGATCGTGTCCACGCCAACTATCATGTTCGGCAAGTATTTGATAGTTTCCACTTCCGCTATCCCACAAAGACATAACGGCACTAGCAGAGTCAATTTCTTTGATTAATTTTGTGATAACTGCTTTAATCTGATCCTGGCCAAACCAAGATCGCAATCTTTGACCGTAGGTATATTTAACTCCTTCCCGATAATTGGCATCATCAAGTATTTGTGGGATATAGTTCTTTAGATATTCTCTATCTAAAGGCAAGTAATTAGGTTCTGGAAAATAAAAGTCTTCTGGTTCGTCGGTAACTATTGCCATTAAATCGATTAATTCTTGCCATTTACCGTCATAGCCAGTAGGCCTGATAGTGCCAGTAGTTTTGATTCTTTGCAATATTTTTATCCAAGTTTCAGCAATGGTTTTACCTTCAATCCGATGACCATATCGTGGTCCGGGTTTTACTTCTGATGTAGGTTCGTTGTAGGGAAAAACCATTGGTTCTGCCCACGGTTTATTAGCACCATAAACTGATAGCCTCAACATCAGAATTGCGTAAGTTGTGAGATTATCTCTTAAAGTAACAGAAGACCGTAATTGATTTAAAACTTCTAAAGGAATATCTATATCAATATATCCTTTCACTAAAGAATCAATTACCCAACACTCTTTCCCTACATCATTTTTTCCTTTATAAACTCCATTCTCAAAGAAATCTTTCAAGCATTGAACACTACCAGAATTTTTGTCTTCACGAGTTGAATCCATTACAACAAGATCGCAAACGTGGGGATTAGCCAACAAATTGCGAACCAAAAAGTTAATTCCCCTTGATGCGCTATAAAGATTACCAATTACGGCATAATCGGAAGGATCGAGTTTTGCGGCTACTGACTTAGCAGGAGTCCATCCTGTACAGATAGCAATATAGCCACTGCCTAAAATCAACTGATTGGGCTTGTAGATTGCATTAAACATTGGGTTTTCCTTTTTCTTTAAGATTTGGTTGCTTCCAGGCTTTTATTTCTTTAAGATATAAATCAGATTTAGGTTTCCAGTTTTCTATTTCTTCTAGAAGCAAGTCCAGTTTTGCGTTGATTTCTTCAAGAGTCATAATTGATTTTACCTCTACTTTGTTCAAGAGATTTTATTTCTGCTAATGTTTTTTTGATTGATTCTTTTTCATTGGCAAGCAATTCTCTTACTTTTTGAAAAAGAATCAATATTCTTTTGTCAATTTCTGCAATAGCCATAAGTCCTTCTTTATTTGAGAATTTTTTACGAAGGGCAAATATTAGGGATGCGATCAGAAACTTTAACAAATGTACGAAAGGTTCATCGGAGGAGATGCAGGATGAGGTCTAACAAATACATGATGTACCAATCCAGCTAGTTGATAAGTTCCAATGTATTGTCCTTTTTTATCTACCAAAGCGTCATCAGTATCGTCACCAGTATAGTAAGTCAAAATATCAAAAATCCTCTTAGGTTCTTCTGTTTCTACTAATGCCCAAAGTGTAGGAATATTATTCTGCAACTGAACGCATAATATCTCTGCGTTTAAAGGCATTTCAATCTCGCAACAAGGAGTTGCATCTATAGGGTACTTCCAGATGGTTCTCATTGGTTTTTTGGGTTAGTGTATATTGATCTGATAACTGATAACTGGCACTGTAGTATTACTTTGTTTTTTGCCACGGATTATCACTTAATCCCCATTGATGTTTAAGAAAAGCTTTGTACATATTTTCTCTGACCATCATTTGTTCGTAAAGCTTGATCAGGAAATCCTGCGCTTGCTCCTGACTCATTTTTTCTACCTGAATCTGAAAAGAACGAATATTGAACTGCTGTTCTAAAGAAAGTTCGATAGGTTGAGGCATGATTACTCCTAAGTTAAAATTCAGACTCTTCTTTTTGAGGACTAAATCTATTGTCAAAGTCTTTCAATGCTTGTTTTAAGCAACAATAAAAGCTGTTAAATTCGTCAGAAGGTTCCCAGTCTTTTCCGTGATGTTTGAGTAGCTTTTTACCATTTCTGGTTCAATGGGAACATAAATGTAATCTTCTAGTGATTTATCTTCCATTGTCTAATTCCTCCCAAAAATTGTCAAAACAAGTGATTTTCATCTCTAATCTTCTGTCAAATAAATTCTGAAAATTAGGATTATCAATTTCTTTTTTTATTCTATCAGAATGTTTGTTAAAAAAAGAAATAATGTTTTCAACGCTGATAGCATTGTTAGCTTCATCTTGATAATATTGTTCTTTTTGAGTATCCGACATTTTATCCCAAATTTGACTTCTTAATTCTATTAAGTCTTTTTTAAGGTTTTTTATTAGATTCGCATCCATACCATAACACCTCTTTTAGATGATTATCTCTTTTTGATCGCCATTTTTTTCGAGTATTAACCGAGTATCTTTTTCTGCCTGAGATTTAGCGTATAAAGCCATAAACTTTAATCCTTTGCGAATAATTTCAGGCTCTGATAAATTCAACTGCTGAGATATTTCTTCAAGACGTTCTGAGCTTTTCCCACTAAACTCTATTTGAAATTGTTTGATACTCATGTACTTGCTTCCGAAATTTCCATAATTAAACTATATGGCTCCTTACTTGAATTGTCAAGATAATTTTGATACACTAAGATTAGAAAAATTTATATTAATACAAATGTTCGACAGTGCTATTGGAGTTGCGGGAAAGTTTCTAGAAAATCCCACAATTAAGGCTAATGCTTCTCTATCCTTTTCTGTGGCTACAGGCTCTACCATGACTACCGATGCCGTTGGTAATCCAGTTATGCGAGCATCTTCTATAGAGTCTGTAGTAATTGCTTGTTGGTTGCATCAGTCAAAACCGCCTGTGGCAGAAGTACAAGAAGGTAGTTATCTCGATTGTGAATATTTTGAGGGAAGATTGGTAAAGCCTAAAGATTACCCATTCCCGATCATGAGTACAGGAGAATTACAGGTAACAATTAATGGCAGAATCGGACTTGTCAGACAGTTAAATGTGTTTGAGTCCCCGACGGGTCAACAGCTAGGAATTGCCGCAAAACTAGGACGGAGAATTAAACTTTATGCAAGATTTGATCAAGGTAGTTAAGCATCGGAACCTTTTAAGTAGCCGAGGTATCCTGAAACAATTGCTACGATAACATTGTCGTAGCAATTGTTTCAGGAGTAAAGGAAGAATGAATCAAGCAGGCGAAAACAATTAAAACACAGACAATAGACGGGTCTAGTTTAAGATATGACATTGCTATTATCATCCTCTATAAAAATTTTGTTTAGAATTGGTTTATCACTAATTGTTAACTTTAATTCGTCTTTCGTCCATTTTGTGAATATTGAATCGTATCCATAGATATATTTTAAATTATCGTCGACAATAACTCCTGTCTTTTTCAGTGCGTCATTAACATATTTTGCGCTACCACAAACATTATCAGGGTCACGCCCAAAGTTTTTAATTCGCCATTCGTAAAGCATCCATACTTTGTCAGGAAAACATGGAATTTTTTGTTCTATAATAAGTTTTTGTATACCAAAGTCCCATTCTTTTTTAGTAGTTGCGCTTTTAAATTTATTTGCACGAGCGTATCTTATTTGTTCATTAAGAGTCGGCGGAAGTGGACAGATAAAAATCGCTTTCATAATTTTATTGGGCGATACTTTTTAAATATCATTAGCAAATCATCAGGAATTGTACCAAGTTGACCAGTCCCATAATTGATTTTTGCCTCTTCAAAAGGTAACTCAACTGACGAAACACCTTTAAAAGAACCAGTATTACATACCCAATCTAAAACACGACCAAAAGCCGCTTTTATCTCTTTTGTTTGTCGGGTATCTTGAAAGAAATCAATGCCACTGGAATACTCCACATCAGCCTCGGAAAACTCAGGATATGGCTCTCGACTATAGCCGTGATAGCCGCTATACCCCCATGATCTACCAATCGCTGTAGATAAGTGAATTTGCCCGTCTATATCGATTATGTAGTCGTTAGAACCTAAAATTTGCCAACTATCAGGAGCGATAGCCCGATTAAATCCATCGGTAATATTGCCTAGTCTAGCTTTAATTATCGGAGCAGGATTGCTGATAAGTGGAGCATTTATACTGACATAAGTTAATCTAAAATTTTGGAATTTTAGATTAACTCTTAGTCTTTCCCGATGACGGGTAATCTCTAGGGGTCGATCCGCTCCTCTATCGCCTTCAATGATTGATTGAACAAAGTAAATCGCACCAGTGACGGCATCTTCTGGTAAAGATACCGATGGTGCGAAAATAGAGAGGTCATCGATGCTAAAAATCATTAGGAAATTTTGCTCAATAGAGGACAACTGGTGTCTTTGACTGGACAAAATGGACGATGATCGAGATCAGTTCTGAGTTGACCTTTACACCGGTTACAGACTGGATAACCTAG